ATAGAGGTGATCGAATGGGCTTCGGTGGATTTAGGAAATATCAAAAATGTGCCCAACAAATGGCTGCTTATCGGCTGGCATTAGAAGAGCGCACTGGGTTTAGATGTGACGTGGCATTAGTCATTGTCAGCACACCAGAGACTTCACAAGGTATATTTATTGATGGTGATCAACTAAATTTGTACGAAAGTCGGTTTTTAAAAAGAGTCAAACAATTTCACGAAATAGATAATGAAGCTGAAAATTGCAGTTCACAAACGTTGCAAGAACAAACAGAATCCTGAAAAAGTATCAAAGGGTTGGTCGAATATCTATGAAGACTTAGAGTGGCTGCTTGGATGGGTCGAGCATGGTTACGGATGGTGTGCCACACATTTCCATAACAGGCATCGCAAAGCTGATAATGCTAATGGTAGTAACTTAATCATCATTGATTTTGATGGCGATACTACTCTCGAAAAGTTTTGGGAGTGTGATACTGCTAAACAATGGTGTGCAGCTACTTACACTTCATCCAGCCATACCGAACAAGAGCACCGATTTAGGGCAATCTTTCCATTAGAGATTGAACTATCTTCTGTAGGCCAACATAGAGGTGCATACTGGCTAGTTGTTAACCGATTACTTGCTGAGCTAGAGCTTGAAAAGCTTGCCGACAATTGCGGACAAAAGCCTGAACGACTTTGGTATGGAAATACAGATACTTTGATTCAAAGAAATGAAGGTGCTTTGGTACCTGAGTTTCTTCTCAAAGATATTGATTTTGAAGAACGTCCCACTAACTTCACACCTTCTGATTTATCTGATCAAGATATTGAAAGGTGCCAGTGGCTTCTAGAAAACTATCTAAAGCCTACTGAGGATGGTGAGTATGAATCCTACTATGTGCCTGTCATGGCTGCATGCGCTGGCATTGGTGAGGCCGTCTTTGATGCCTGGGTTAA